TAATATTTCTTCAATTTCATCTTCTTCAAATTCGCCACTTGCCCGTATTTCCTCTATACTATAAGGTTTTACCTCACACATGTAATGAGAATCTGAAAAATCAGGCTCTTCACTATATCCGCAAACAAAGTTCTCCATATTTGCATGGCGAATCTTTATCTTATTGTTTTCATCAAAATACTCTCTTACTCCACCTACTCCGAAATCAAAAAGATCAGCTTTAACCCTATCTAGTATTTGATCGTATTTGTTATTAGTAAATACTTGCTTTAGTCCTTTTTCTGCTTCTACTGCTGCAATATGTTTATAGGAATACTCTTGCTTTATTTTAATCTCCTCTAATGATCTAGGGTCATCGTCCTTTAAATCAAGCATTGATTCAATATTAGGAACGTCCGAAAGCTCCTCAAGCATTTTTATTTTTGCCTTTTGTTCAGCAAAATAATCCTCTTCATCATCTCTTGCAATAGAGTCAATGGCAGTAGCGACTATATTAAACCCTATTTTATCAATTTTACCTAAAGCAATTTTCTTAAACTTTGGTATAATTGGAAGGATTGTATAGTCTAGTTGTTGAAAGTTGTCTGGTCTTACCTCGTTAGCATCGAGAGGCATAACCATGTTTTTATATTTCTCTATTGGCTGCCTACCATTAGAGTAATTACGGTATTTACGAAACTGATCTCTCCCATGATAAAAAATGCTAGATGAAAAAGTTTTGCTCTCGTCCCATATAGCTTTTCCTGTTTGTAGAATCCAATCCTTATCTTTTTTCTTAGGATCTATAGTATCTGAGGGAAATTTTATCATTAGTATACAGGAAATATTTCAGAAATTTCCGTTATTTTATCCTTAATTGCAACTTTTCTCTTCTTTATTCTATCTGCTGCTATCAAACATATCCCAGAACTCATAGATAAATCAAATTTTGTAGTGTTGTTAATATCAAATTTAGTCCAATCTGTAATCAATTCAGGGTAGTCTACTAAATCTATACAATCCTCTATATATTCTCTAGTGTGATTAACGATAGAGTCATGTGTTTGTCCTGTAGTAGGTATTCCCGGCTCTTGCCTGTCAGGTAAATGAACCATAAACTTTGTTAAGTTTAGCCCAAATGGATTAGACCACTCAAAATATTGAATAATGCCCTGTTTATTACTTTCAATAAGTATTTGGCACCCAAAGAACCATGCAATTTTTAAGGTGTCTTCATAGAAGATTGAAGGCTTCTTTGGTCTAAAGCAATATATAAGAACAAATTTATCAGATTTTTCTGGATTCAGTGCATCAAACTTGTAGAATATAACTGTTGATCCATTTGATTTTCTGTTATCTACAGTTGTCTTGTTGTCAAAAGAGTCATTTCCTCCAATGAATTTCGCTTTACTTCTTGGGTTAGGAACGCTCCCATTTATATCTACATTATTCCATTGTCCACTATTGTAATCAATGTCCTTATGAAGTTTAAAGTTTCCGTTTTTAGTAGGGACAAACTTCACTCCTTCGCATATATTGTCTGGATTAATCCATCTAAGATCTCCTGTTATATATTTTGGCTCAAGTATTGATAGTATGTCATATCTATTTTCAAGTAATTCCAAATTATATTGGCAATCAGTAGATCTTGGTCTGAAAGCGTCCTTAATTGTTAGAGGGTGCTTTCTTCTATAGTCAGATACATCTTTTTGACTATCCTTAAATCCATCAACAGTGTTTTGAATTATTTGTATATTCTTTGCTCTATCAGTATTCCCATACTTATCAATTATCATACTATCTGCAATACTTATAAAATACCTGTAAAGACCCGTCTTAGTATGACCATTACCATCTCTATCGCTAGGATCTGAGTCATTCCAAAATTTTTCATAAGTTTCAAGTTCTTTTGCCACTTCCTCGACTGTAGAAGTACAATATTCTTTACCTATAATCTTTCCGGTCATTTTATCTACTAGGCACTCTCTGATTACTTTGTGTCGGTCATAGATATTAACTTCTTCCGTTTTAAAAGCTTCATCTACTAATACAGCTTGTACTTTTCTTCCATCTAAAGCTCTTACTGCTGAACTTTTATAATCAATAATTGACTCAAGCTCATCTTCATAGTCCTCTACGCTTATGTTTTTACCTTTTTTTGATGTATAATAAAACCTTATTTCAGACTTAGGTCTTGGCCCTGCGCTTGTATCGAATACAGGTCTAAAAAAATGAGGGAGTTTTATAAATGGTGAAATAATTGCTTTACCTAATACCTCTTTACCATCTGGCCCTGTTTTGCTCTGTATTGTACCTACAGCGTTTTCAGTCCTGCTTATTGGTTCATATACGCAAATACCACCTACAAAAGTCTTCCCTGTCCTACGAGGCCCAACTTCTACTCTACCAAAAGATAATGGATCATCTACTACATACTTAATATGGTAAAATCTTGGACGATCAAACCCAAGATAATTTGGTAAGCCGATATCTATTCTCCAATGTGTTAAGTAAAGCCAATGAAGACCTGTTATATATGTAGCCACTCCATTATTCATGAACCAAAACCCATTTAGCCGTTTAAACCATTGGTCTTGCCTGTAAGACATGCACTCTTCAATATAAAAGTCTGGATTTTCTGTATTAAGAATTGTTCTTTCCTCTTCACGTCTTTTCTTTCTGTACCAATCAGGTTCCTTTTCCGGCTCCCAATATTGATCTGATTTTTTTCTTGACCTTGAGAATATTTCTGTTTTTACCCACTTATTAGTGAAATGATCCCACAGAACTCCTTTAGGTGGCATCCATCCTATAAGTCCTTCTTGTAAATCAATCGGTGTAGATTCAGGGTGTTTCCTATACATATTTTGGCAAAATCTTATTCAAAGATACTTAAATATTCGTAAATTGTTTTACCTTTGTTTTGCATTGCACATATCTAGTTCAAAGTAGGTGAATTTTCCAAGGAGGGTTATGGTTTTCCCTTCTTGGTTTTTTAAAACCCCAAAACCATTATAAACCAAAACCATAATGACTCACCAAAAGAAAATACGAGTAAATATTAGACCGGATCAATTTGGATGCTCTTATTGGCATTTCAACAACTTTATTAAGGGTAAAGAGTTGAAAATAATCAACGAGTACTCCTCAATGGTCACTATTGAGGATGAATCTGGTGAACAATGGAATATATTTAGTGGTAACTACACTGTATCAACAGGTTTGAATTTGTAAGTATGGAAGAAAAGTATGTTTGGATACCAGTTAAGGTATTTGCCAAAATGAAAGGTATAACCCCACAGGCTGTATATCAGGGTATTGAAAGAGGTCTTTATGAGGGTAAAAAAAGAGACGGGTATCAGTTATTAGTAAGATCATAACTTTTTTTACCAATCTTGTTTAAAATTTTAAACCCTTTTTTAGCGTGGGGGATTACACGCTAATTTAATTTATAATATATTATTATGTACGATCCAGATATATTGTTGGAAAACGAACGAAACCAACAAATGAGAATTCAGTGTATTGATTATGCAACAAGAATTGTTGGTAAACCAATCTACATACTTAGTAAAGATGGTAAAAATGTTAAGTACCAAGAAGACGTAGTTGAGGTTGCAAATAAAATTCACGCTTTTGTGACTAATAATAAGTAGTATTTTATTTCTTTTAGTTGGGTAACTCAATGTAAATGTTAGTTAAGTAACGCCTCGAAAAGGTAGGTAGAGTCCGACCGCAAGAAAGAGATTAAGGTTCGAGTCCTTACCCTACTAATTGAAATAAAATTTTAAACTATTAATAAAAATACGAGGTACTTAAAATGACACACAAACACAAAGACGGAACCTATTCCGCTTCAGCTTACCAGCAATGGATTCCTGCAATATTCGAAGATGAAAGGGCAGCTAAGTAAGGGTTTAGATTCCCCAATAGTGAATTATCGAAGATTTAGAAAGCAAAAGGTATAGTCACATTTAAGGATTTACAGGAATTAAGGAAAAGCCATGATAATAGCGATTGATTTTGATGGAACGTGTGTAACTCACGAATTTCCAAAAGTAGGAAAGGATATAAATGCCGTTCCCGTATTAAAAGAATTGGTTGAAAAAGGACACCAACTTATTCTTTTTACAATGCGTAGTGATATTGTGAATCCAACTTCAGAAGATAACGATATTCATCTTAAAAGTGGTAATTACTTAACGGAAGCGATAAATTGGTTTAAAGAAAATGAAATACCGCTTTACGGAATCCAAACCAATCCAACACAACACACATGGACTACAAGCCCCAAGGCATATTCAAAAATGTATATTGACGATGCTGCGCTTGGATGTCCTTTGAAATACGATAAAGAACTCTCAGAACGTCCGTTTGTAGATTGGTTTTTTGTCAGGTATATGTTAAAGCAGAACGGGGTATTATGATAAATCAAAAAATAGAAAAATTAATACCATTTATAAGTGAAGAATTTATTACTTATCCGCTCTGGGAAGAAGGAAAATATATTCCGTTTTTAAAGTTCTGGCAAAAAGCCGACACAGAAAATAAATGTATAAGACTGTCAAATAAATTAAACAAACATTTTGAAAAAACAGGGTATGAAATTTCGTTTGTAGGTAAAGATCATATAAGCGTTATTCACGAATTTTACCTTTACCCAAAATTTAAAGAGTTAAAAGATGGGTCTTACAAATTTGTAAAAGAAGATTGGTCTATTGAGGAAATGTTGGAATTGTTAGGGTCTGTCCTAAAATAGCCTATAACCAAAATTAAACGAATACAATGATAAACGAACAAGATTTAAACGAAGCGAAACAAAACAAACCGAAAATGATACGATTAATTTTATTACTCACAATTCTATTTGGCCTGATCATACTATTAGGCTCATGCGCTACTTACCGTACAGAACCGTACAGGCTTAAGCCCGGGCAATCACCAGCAGAGGCATATCAGAAACATTGGAACAAACATTTGAAGTAACCATGAATAGTAAGCAAAAAGCAGAGGATTTAGTCAACAAATACAGAATGATATTAATGGATGAAGATACCGATTGTGGTAATGAAATTCTATGTACATTGATAGCAATTAAAAACGCTCATATAGCAGTAGATGAAATTATTGAACATATTTCTAAAGGAGCGGATTACGGAGGACTTAAAAAAATGTATTGGACTGATGTTAAAACTGAATTGGACGAAATGTAATAAAATAACCATGGGAAAATCATTAGATAAATACGAAGCGAAAATTGCAAAAAAATTCTCTAATTACGATTTAAAAACAATTTTTGGCATATTAGAGGATTATGAAATAATGCAAAAAAGGTTGTCAATCTGCAATAAATCTCAGCATGATACATTATTGAAATTTTGCGATTACCTAAATAAAACAGGATCGGCAATAAATGAAAGTGATATTGAGGACTACTATTTACAAACAAAACATGAAATATAGATAAATTGAATAATATTTACCGAAATAAACTAAAATAAAATGGCATTAAAATACAGCTCAATAAACCATGATTACAGGAAAGAGAATGACCTATCATGTAATGAATACGTCCTGTGCGATATGATTTACTTCCTATCAAGGCATCCAAACTCAAAACATGTAGGTTGGTGCTATATGTCAAGACAACGTATGGGTGATGAAATGGGAGTATCTAAAGTCGCAACTATTGGCATGATTTCAAGAATGGAAGAAAAGGGCTTTTTATTTAAAGATCCTGACACTAAATTTCTCCAAACAACTGCCAAATGGAATGAATGTTACGGATTGCCTGATTTAGATGATTCGGTAAAGAAAGTTAACCACCAATCGGTAAAGAAACTTAACCGCACTGGTAAAGAAAGTTTACCGATAATCGGTAAAGAAAGTTTACCCAATAATATATATTTTAATAATAATAATGATATAAAGCAAATTTCCCCAAAGAAATCTTTCGATGAAAGGGAAAGAGAGAAGCACAATGATGTTTTTAGATCAATGTACTCTAACAGAATGTGGATTGAGGGGTTAGCGATGAGCTGGAGAAAAAGATCAATTGACGTTCAAAACCACGTTAACACGTTTAGACTTCTTTGCATACATTTATATGATTTTAAAAAGACAGAAAAAGAGGCTATATCCCATTTTGTTCGTTGGACAAACAAAGTAAGCCCGGTTAAAACTGTAACCGAAAAAAAGAAAATTCAAGAATTTTAACTGAAACAAAAACCATGAATAAAAACCAATTAGGCAAAATGCCTCCTCAAGCAATAGAAATGGAAGAGGCTGTATTAGGAGCTTTAATGATTGAAAAAGATGCTATTCTTTCAGTCATGGCAATAATATCCCCCGATAAGTTCTACAAAGACTCCCACAGGGTCATTTTTCAGGCTATCTTAGAACTTTTCACAGATGGTGAACCCATTGACCTATTAACTGTAATAACTAAGCTTAGAAAGAAAGGAAACCTAGAATTAGCAGGTGGAGCTATATATGTTACCGAACTTACATCAAAGGTATCTTCAGGAGCCAACATTGAATATCATTCCAGAATAATAGCTGAACAGTCTATGAAAAGGATGATAATAGATATGGCTTCAAAAGCTCAAGTTGCTGCTTACTCAGAAGAAGTAGATGTGTTTGAATTAGTTGACCAAATATCTTCCGATGTTTTAAATATTAGTTCTTCTGTTAACGAATCAAAGTCTGAGACAGTAAGAAGTATCATGCCCTCAGTTATTGATAACATTAAAAAAGCATCTGAGGCTAAAGACCATTTGACCGGAATTGATACAGGTTATCCCGTGATTAATCAATTAACTGGTGGTTGGCAGAAAGGCACATTAATAATAATAGCCGCAAGACCATCTCAAGGAAAAACAGATGAGGCTATCAATTTTGCTATAAACGCTGCTCTTACTGGTGAAAAAGTTGCCTTATTTAGCCTTGAAACAACAAGGGTTAATTTAGTTAAAAGAATTATATCAATAAGCACAGAAATATATAAGGGAAAAATAAAAAGTGGAAAATTAACAGATAGCGATTGGATTCAAATAATGAAAATAAGAGAAGAAATATTGGATCAAATTATTATAATTGACAATCCCTCTCTTACCGCTATTAGATTTCACAGAATTTGCAAGATGCTGAAATTAAAGCATGGAATATCATTAGTTATTTTAGATTATCTTCAACTAATGACTGGATCAAAAAAAGGAACTAGAGAAAGTGAAGTATCTGACATAAGTAGGACATCAAAGATAATCTCTATGGAATTAGACTTACCCGTTATTGCCTTATCTCAATTATCTAGGGCAGTAGAAACAAGAGGTGGTGATAAAAGGCCAATATTATCTGATCTTAGGGAATCAGGAGCCATAGAACAAGATGCTGATACAGTTATTTTTCTTTATCAGGCCGAATACTATGGAATAATGCAAGACGAAGATGGGAACTCTACAGAAAATATAGCAGAAAATATTTTTGCTAAACATAGAGATGGAGGATTAAAGACTGTTATACTAAAATACGTTCCATCAATAGGTAAAATTTATAGTATTGACGAAAACATAAAAGACAACCCGAAATACAATCCTGATAAATTTATCTCTTCAGGTAAAAACGATTTTGATGATGCTGCACCTTTTTAAAAAAAAAACAAGCAATGGAATTTAAAAACGAAAAATAAAATATAAACTATGAAGATATTAGTAGGCTGCGAAGAAAGCCAAGCAGTAACCAAAGAATGCACTTACTACCTAAAACTAAAGACCGAGCAAAATTAAGAAGTAAAACATACTCAGGAATAGCACAAGCAATGGCGAAACAATGGACACAAGTATTAGCCGTATGAGTGGGTGGCTTTTTCTTTTAATAATAATTGCAGGTAACACCGAGATAAAACCCGTTTCAATGGGGATTAAAAAATATTAACCTAAAAACAAAAAAAATAATGACAGAAGTTGAAATAAAACACAAAATAGCAGTAGCGATTCTATCAAGACAAATGACAAAAAATGGAATAAATGAATCTACTGAAATTATATACAAACTCTTAAATGAGCTATTAACTATACAGCGTGTTAAACAGTTAATGGCTTTTGTTGAGTGGAAGGAATATAACGGTAAATGGGAAAGCTATAAAGACCAAGTAAAACAGTTCTTAAAAGAATATAAAAGCAATTAATTATGGATAACGGATGGGTATAAGAGCCGTTTTTTCTATGGCTTTTATACAGTGTTAGCATTAGTACGGATTATTAACTATAAAATTAAATAGAATGAAATTAGGAAAATTTATTAAACAGTTTAGTCATAACAATTTGATTAGACTGCATTACAAAGTAAAAGGTGGTTATAAAAGTGTATTGGAAACAGATGATGATGTTTCTATGGATTGGGAAGTGTTAAAAGGAAGAGGAAAGAACAGGCATTATATTAATAATGAGGTTCTAGGTGTTGCAAGTATTTTATATCTAAAGGGGAACTATACCGAAGCAATTAATATTACCATTGAAAAACTAGAAACACAACCACTCATTGATGAAGTTATTAGTGATAATGTAAATTTTAGCGAATCAATTTAGTATTAATGCTAACGTTTAGTATAAGAGCCGTTTTTTATGGCTTTTTATACAGTTTTAGCTACTGTGCGGATTAGAAATATAAAATTTGAATTATGAAGAAATTACTTTGGTTAGATGATATTAGAAACCCATTTATAAACGAAGAAGGTAAAGTACCAACGGATGAAAGTGGTAAATACTACAATATAAACTGGGTTTTAAATCACGAACAGTTTGTCAAATGGATAGAAATTTTTGGATTACCTAATGCAATTTCTTTTGACCACGATTTAGCAGACGAGCACTATACACCTGAATATTTTTGGAGTAATTACGAAGAAAGTAAAAAGTTTCAAGAATGGCGTGGTCAAAATTACCAAGAGAAAACAGGAATGGACTGTGCTAAATGGCTTGTAGATTACTGTATGGATAATAAAAAGAAATTGCCTGAAATATTTGTACACTCTGCAAACCCGGTTGGTGCTGATAATATAAAAGGGTTGCTTAACAATTACCGTAAGCATTGTGGTTAATGTTTAGTATAAGAACTGTTCGGGATTAAGCACGATAATTAATTAATAAACACAAACCTAAAAATTAAAAATTATGGGACAATACAGATTATCTATGTACTTAAACAAACAAATAGGACTGATGCTAGTTTATAGCGGACACTCTATTGATATTATGATACCTTTTATTAGCGTGCATATTGCAACTACTAAACACGCTAAAGGCTATGATATATTTAATTTGTTTATGTCACACGATTAGTAAATAGTAACGAACGCTAGCATGGTTTTTATACTGTGTTAGTAAATCGTTTTAATGTTTGCTAACCCTGAGTACAAACCATCGTTCCAATGAGGATTAAAAAATAAATCATTAAATTAGCAATCAAACAACTTAAATTATGAAAAACGATCCTAAGTACAAATTTGAAAAAGCAAAGCCTACTCCAAGAGCTAAATCTAACAAATCAGTTAAAGGAGGAACCAATAGTGTTAAGGCTGTTTTGCCAACAACAGAAGGGATTTACAAGATGACTAAAAAATCACCAGTGGCAACTGTTAAAAAATCAGCCCCACCTGCTTCTAAAAAGAGAGTTAAAAGGCCAAGTAATAGGAAGGTTCAGTTCTCAAGTCGGGCAAAAGCTGAGAGAGCAATGCGTAAAAACGTAAAAGCAAAACAAAAAGGAAGAAGAGGAAAAAGCAGATTTAACCTATAAACCATGAGCAAGCAACAACAAATAAAACAACATTTACTTTCTGGCCAGCCTATAACCGGATTATTAGCAATAGATCTGTATGACGTATATCGTCTTTCTTCTGCTATTAACCGAATCAGGAACCAAGGAGTAGCAGTTACTACTTCAATGATAATTGGAAGTGATGGTAAGACGATTCACGCTAAATACTGGGTTCCAATAAAAGATAGAAAGAAAATTTAATAATTATTTGTTACTTGAAAAATAATTACTATATTTGTGATGAAGATTACGATGTAGTAATTTTTTTGAGTATCAAGTTTAAAATTGTAAACATGAAAAGAGAAAAAGTGGCGCACTTTAACGCCTCACTTACTCCATCGGAAATTGAAACACTTGCCGACATTTCATTTAAGGTATTAGGTAAAGTAAATAAAAGTGGAATTATTAGGTACTGGATAAATAAACATAAAAAAAAGTATAAAGATGTAAATATAAATCACACCAAATAGATGAGGTTGATTTACTCACGGAGGGCAAGTAATACGGGACACTTAGTCTAAACCCGTACTATCGGTAATGCGAGGACTAAACGTGAGTAAATTAGTAGCAAACCAAGTCGATCACAGAGAGGTAAGCCCTACCCTGCATATAGCAGGGTAGGCAATATGGGGGAGTGGCGGAACTGGTAGACGCTATTAAATAGAATAAGGGAGTTCACAATGTCAAAACGAGTGATAGAATAAATGGTAAGTTCATCACATGGGGTTGTGAAGGCATAGGTTCGATTCCTACAGCTCGACTAAAACGAGGCGTCCATGATACGCCTACCTTATTCATACAGGTTCGAATCCTGTCTCCCCTACTAAAAAACACATTTAAAGTAAAAACCATGAAAAAAGTTAAATTTACTTGTTGGAGACTGATTGATATTATACTTATAATAGTAATCCTATTCGTATTGTTTTCATGCAAGACATCGAATTATGCACTAGACCCAAATATGGGTGAAGTAACTGAAAGAAATGGGAATATTGTAGCGGTTAAGTTCCCCACCATTGACGGTAAAAGTTTTGCTTACGACTACTTTTATACTAATAATTCAGATTCAGTAAGGGTGGGAGATAGAGCAATTATAATCTTCAAGTAGCATGATTACGGAAATGGAAAGGCTAAAAAAAAATAAATCTAGGTATAATCTCCACTACCGAATAAGAAAAGAAGGGGTATTATTAAATACCAAAGAAAAAACAATATATCATAGACAACACAAGCCAATCCCTGAGTCAAAAGGATTAAAAAGACTAATTGAAGAGTTTGGATTTTCACTACAACTAACGTTTTAAAAAATGGAAACAACAACAATTGTACAGATAGCAGTAATGATCTTCTCATTTGGATTTGCATCAGGAATGGTAATGATGGTTTTCATTATTAAATACGCTAAGGTTGAGGATGAAGAATACCATAGCAAGATTAAAGAGACTGACTTACCTACCGTTCCTCGATTAATAAGGAGTGATGTTAAGAAAGCAATCCAAAGGGCTAATGAGGCTAGAAAAAAAAGTAAAGAGTCGATTGATGACTGTTACTCAGATTCTAACTTAAAAGATTGGCTTGAAGATGCTAAGAGTTTGGGATTAATTAAAAACACTGGAAGGTTTAACCAAAATTAAGTGAGAAAGATATTAATATCACGTTTAGGAATGTTGGATTTAGGGTTTAATTATAAGCAAAACCCTAACGGAACTGCAACCATCTGCTATTACAAAGATGAAGTTCGGTGGTTTATATCTGATATTTTGACTGGTGAATTCCATCTTTGTATCACTAGCGAATACAATAGGAAAATAAATTACATTCATGAGGTGCTTAATGTTTACGAAGCAATAACAGGGAATAAATTATGAAAAAAATACTAGAGTTTATAGGAAAACACAAGTGGGGCGGATATGTGGTTCATTTTGTAGTAGGATTTACCATATCGGTTATAGCGATGGCAGCCACAAAAGATTCTGGATATGCTATTGGTATGTCATCAGGTGCCGGACTAGGCAAGGAGGGTGGAGATTTCGCCCGTAATGGGTATGTGAATTGGGAAAACCTATATGATTTTCTTTCTACTGCGTTAGGTGGTGTTTGGGGTCTAATTTTATTTAACTTACTATGATGACAAATTTTGGTAAAATACTTTTGTTTTTTTACGTGATTATTGAAAAAAAACCAGAATTATACGATGATGTAAGAACAATAAAAATAAATCCATACCACCCTATTTCTTGGATAATGATCGTTTTATTATTTATTGTATTTGTTTTTTTAGAGGGAATTCCAGAAGCCATTAAAGGAATTAAACAACTGTTTTCATGGTTTAAAATAAAAAAACACGGTTAGTAAATTATAAATTTAATTGATATGAAAATATTTTCGTTTACGTTCTATTCAGATACAGATTGGGTTCTTGCACCAGATGAAGAAGAAGCTTGTAAATTTTACCAAAGCTTTATAGACTGTGTAGACCTTACTGGTTGCACTGTTAAAGAAATTCCTGAATCACAATGGTCAAGTATGTACATCTTAGATATAAATGAATTTCAGCCAGATGAAGATGATGAGGACTACAATGAAGACGATTACTGTAGCGGATACAAAATAGATGGAACCTTTGCTGATTATGCTAAAGATAATTATTCCACTAGTTTAATCGCAACAACTAACTTTTAAAATATAAAATTATTATGAAAAAAAAACATAAAATAAACGGTGAAGAAGTAACCAGATATAGGTGTAAAGCAGAAATAACCTATGGTAGTAAGGTATTTGAACCACAAGACTATTATATTCAAGACCAAAGAGTAGCTCGAATCTACTCTTTGGATGGAGAGTCGTTATGGGAAATGAAGGAAAGTATTCTTGAAACTATGGATTTGGAGAAAATAACCGAAGAGGATCATAAAAAAAGCACCGAAACAAGAGGTGTTTTAATAGAATTTTTGGATCAATTAAGAGACTACTTTTCTGAAAGTGGAGCTAACATTTCTCAAGATGAACGTGAGAGTAGCGAGTTTGTGGACTTCTTCTTTAAAAATATAGATGAAAAATTTATCAAAGATATAAATGAAAAACTAATAGTATCCGAAAAAAAATCAATGGCTAATATGTTTAACCGAATTTTCGGTAAAGCCCCTGTAAAAGAGGAACTATTTAAAAATAATTTTGGGTATGAATGGGGAGGAGTCAAGTACGCTGAGTTCACTGGAACGACTACAGAATCTTTTACAAATGGTAAGATATACCGTCTAGAGCAGGGTTCAATCTTTTGTTTAATTGATGATAATAATCATCGTATGCATACTAATATTATGTATAGATTCTATAACTTCAAACCATCTACAGAACAAAAGTATAGAACTCAGGAAATGAATAGACAATTTAAATTACCACAAAACGACCCCCTTACAAGGATAGAAGAAAAAATGGATAAGATACTTCAAAAAACTAAATGGACTATGAACGAAGAACAAAAAAAATGGTTTGAGGCAGGGAAGAAAGAAGGTAGAGAGAAATACGAAAAAGAGATTATTACAGAATATAAAAAAAATCAAAAACTTGAATTCTATATAGATCCTAAAAAAAGAGAACGCCAAGACTTTATTGATGAAGTAACAAAGGGATTATTCATACATCAACGTGATATGTCAGAAAGTTCTTCATTTACTGCTGCTGAATTACTATGGGCAGAAAGAGAAAGGAGACTACAATGACTGAAGAAGATTTAAACGATTACAATAAATGGTTAATGGAAGTATGGAGTAATCCAATCCAAACTTACATACCATTAGTAATATATGCACCAGAAGCATATTTAAGGTTTAAGAAAAAAAACCTAGATAATAAACCTGAAATTTCCAAAT